CTGAAAAGGAAAAAAACACTTAGCAAAATTCAGAGGAATAAATTAAAAAGGGGCGAAACTAAATCAGTTAAAGCTTACAATATACGGGTAAAAGATGCAGAGGTAAAATTAGTTCCTTTTAAAAAACAAAGTCAGGTAGGAGAAACGTTTCAAACACATAGAGTTAGAAGTAGGAAAGGTAGAATGGCTGCGGGGTTAACTAAATCTGATAGGTTGCCAAGTCCACTCCCAACCTTAGAGCGTTTGTATAAAGGAGATATTCAACGTGGCACAAAAAAAGACTACGGATTGACTAGAATGTATTTAAGGAATAGACTGTCAGATGTGAAGAAAAAGAAAAAAGGCGGTATAATGAAAAGAAAAATGTATTTATCAGGTGGCCAAGCTAAATTGGACAAGAACAAAAATAATAAAATTGATGCTGAAGATTTTAAAATCCTTAGAGCAGAAAAAGCAAAAGGCAGAGGTATGGGTCTTCAAGATGAAAAATTAAAACCAGGCAAAGTTAAAAAAGCAGCTTTAGGTGCGCTAGCATTAGGTTTTGGTGCTAAAAAAATATTTGACAAAATAAAAGGAAAGAAAAAATCAGTTAAGATGCCTGGTATGAGTGGAATTATGCCAGGAGAGACTGTTGCTGATCTTTATAAGAAAAAAATGAAAGGCATGATGGGTGGTGGCATGATGATGAGACCCATGGGTTATAAAGCAGGTAAATCTGTAAAAGTAAAATGCAAACTGGGTAGAAACAAACCTACAAAAATGTATTAAGGGGGATTTATGTCCCTCAAAGGTTTATTCCAACTTGGGAAAAGACTTCTAAAAGGCAAAAAAGAATCAGCGACACCGGCTACCGGACAACAGCAAAAGCTTCTTACATACGAAAAAAAAGCTCCACAAGAAACTGGTTTAGAATTAGCCACAAAGGAAATACGTAATCCTCCAATAGTAAGAAAACAAACTAAAGCGTTATACATGGGCGATGACGTTGCCCCTGCTTTCGGTTCCTCTACTTACGATTGGGCAATGAAGATTGGTCCTGGTAGATACACAGCTGATGAATGGTTGAATCATTTAACATCAACAAGAAAAGAAAATTTTAAAATATTTGGCAAAGCCGCTCAAAGAAAAGTAAGAGATCCTAAAAAATTTACATATGATAGTGGACCATTTGCAGGCAAGCAAGCCGTTGTTACATCTGACGAATTATTTGATAGCAATTTAGCTATATTTAATAGTGCTGGTGATTTGACTGGCGGTCTTTTGTTTGCTGCTAAAAAGTTTGGATTAAAACTTGATGCAAATGAAATAGGTGCAATGATTAAGTTAAATCCAATCAATAGATTAAAAGCAGTAGAGCTTGGTGTGCCTGACGATGCCATTGAACAATTAATTACAAAATCCAAATCAATAACTAAACAATTAGATTTTATTGCAAACAAATATCCTGGAACAGACATAGGTAATTCTTTAAGAGATGCTGTATATCAATTGAGAGCTTTAACATCATCTACATATACAGGCAGTGTAAACTCAGTTATTACAAAATTTAAAAACTCAGTAAGAGCAGCTAGAGACGGTACAAGTATAAATCAAAGCGATTTTAAAAATTTGAATAGAGCGATTGGTGAAGTTGATGAAGCTGCAGCAAAAGTAACAAACAGACAAAATAAAACACAATATGCTAATGAGGAGGGGTATACTTTACCTGGTGGTAAAAATTATAGGGAAACTATATTTAGACTTGATGAGGAAATTCCAACAAATCGAAATGCTTTTACATCGCCCAAACATTTTTCAGAACAAGGTAAAAATCAAATATATCACGTTAGATTTGACACAAGGGTTACACCGGATGGAAAAAAAGCTTTATTGATACATGAAATACAATCAGACGTAAACCAAGCTATTGCAAAACAGTTAACAAAGGCTCAACAATTAGACGGCAGAAATAGAGTGAATCCCTTTAATGCAGATATAGAAATAAATTTATTAATAAGTGAAAGAGCAAAAATAAGTGCTAGATTAAATAAAGCACTATCAGAGCAAGACATTGGTGGCATTAATGCAAACACTAAAATTTTAAATGATGTGCAAACAAAAATAAGTAATCTTATACAAAGAAATCCAAAGAGGAGGGATTACTTTCCTATGGTCGAGGCAGATCAATATGGAGATCATGCTTTAAAATATTTATTGAATAAGGCAGCCAAGGAAAATGTTGATTTTGTAGCCGTTGCACCCTTTGAAAGATTAAGTATGAGACAAGGATATAAAGCAGGTAATGAAAGATTTTATGGTTATGCCAACGGTAAAGGTATCAATAATAAAGGTAGTTCTGTAATGGCTAATGTTATGAAAAGGGCTGCTAAATTTTATGATTCTAAAACAGAAACTATAAAATTAAATTTATCTGACCCAAAAAAACCTTATAAAAGTATTGGTAAAAAAGAGATGACATACCCAGATGACCACAAATTCGGTGGTAAAAAAATTAATAGTATAGTTCATGGAGAGGCAAGTGATGTTCAACAGCAAGGATTTAGATTTATAGAAGATGGAAATCCAAACTTGTATTTTGATGCGTTTGCCGTTAAGGTCTCTCCATTGATGAGATACACACAAAAAACCTATAAGGCCAAAGGAGGCTTAGTGGTGGATATGTTTAAACCAATAGGGTACAATAGAGCATGGCTATAGAAAAGAATAACGAAATCATTACTGAAGAGGATAAGGTAGAAGAAGTTCAAGAACAACCTGAAGGTCTACCGCCTGAAGTAATTGTAGAGGGTGAAGAAGAAATAGAGGAAAGACCTCAAGACGATTTTAATGCAAATCTTGCAGAAACTATGGATGAGAGAACTCTTAAAACTATGGCAATGGAGTTAGTGCAAGAGTACAAAAAAGATAAATTATCTAGAAAAGAGTGGGAAGAAACATACATTAGGGGACTTGATTTATTAGGAACAAAATATCAAGAGGTTACTAGACCTTTCAAAGGCGCATCAAATGTTACTCATCCTTTACTCGCTGAATCAGTCACGCAATTCCAAGCTCAAGCATACAAAGAATTAATACCAAGTGATGGACCTGTAAGAACGCAAGTTGTTGGACTAAATACACCAATTATTGAACAGCAAGCTGATAGAGTAAAAGAATATATGAATTATATGTTAATGGAGGAGATGGAGGAATACACAAGTGATATGGATCAGATGTTGTTTTACTTACCATTATCAGGATCAACATTTAAGAAAATATATTATGATGCAATGCTTGCTAGGCCTGTTTCTAAATTTATACCAGCTGAAGAATTAGTTGTTCCATATTATGCATCAGATTTAAAAGATTGTGAAAGAATAACTCATGTTTTAAAAATGACACAAAACGATGTTATTAAAAAACAAGCTGCTGGATTTTATAGAGATATTGAATTAACACAAGGTAACTCTGAACCTGATGCTTTACAAAAAAAGATAAATGAGATTGAGGGTATAAAAAGAACTGGAGGTGATTACTTACACACAGTTCTAGAAATGCATGTAGATTTAAATTTAGATGATTATGAAAATTTTGATGACAAAGCAAAAAAAATAAAAATCCCTTACATTGTAACTATTGATGAAGGCTCTGGAGAGATTTTATCTATTTATAGAAACTACAGACCAAACGATTTAAACTACACTAGAATAGAATATTTTGTTCATTACAAATTTTTACCGGGATTAGGTTTTTATGGTTTTGGTTTAACGCATATGATTGGTGGATTATCATTAGCTGCAACACAATCTTTAAGACAATTGATTGATGCAGGCACATTAAAAAATTTACCTGCTGGGTTTAAGTCTAGAGGTATTAGAGTAAGAGATGATGATCAACCAATACAACCAGGAGAGTTTAGGGATGTAGATGCACCAGGTGGAAATATTAGAGATCAATTTTTTAATCTTCCATTTACAGAACCTAGCACAACTTTATACCAACTTTTAGGTTTTGTAGTTAATGCGGGACAAAAATTTGCCGCAATAACCGACTCAAACATAGGTAATGATCTTCAAAACAGAGCAGTTGGTACCACAATTGCATTAATGGAAAGAGGATCACGTGTAATGAGCGGTGTTCATAAGCGTTGTTACTATGCAATGAGGTTAGAATTTAAAATTTTAGCAAGAATTTGCTCAGAATTTTTACCACCTGAGTACCCTTATGATGTTTATGGTGGCCCAAGACAAATAAAAGCGTCAGATTTTGATAATCGTGTTGATATTTTACCAGTTGCAGACCCAAATATTATGTCAATGTCACAAAGAGTGACTCTTGCACAAACACAATTACAAATTGCTAGCTCAAATCCACGAATTCATAACATTCATGAAGCATATAGACGTGTTTATGAGGCATTAGGAACAAAACAAATAGAAACTTTGTTAAAACCTGCACCAAAACAGCCAGAACCAATGGATCCTGCGAAAGAAAATGCACGTGCATTACAAATGCAATTACTTACAGCGTTTGAATTTCAAGATCACGATGCACACTTAACTGCACACATGGCTTTTATGAACTCAAGAATGGTTCAAATCAACCCTGCTGTTTATGCTTTACTACAATCACACGTTTCAGATCACATTTCGTTCAAAGCTAGAGCAGAAGTTAAATTGATGATGGCTGACGATCAAGAAATGGCAATGATGCAGAGACAAGATCCTGAAGCGTTTAGAGTAATTTTTGATTCTGAAGTTGCAAAAAGAGCAGCGCAGATAACTAATGAGTTAGTTCAATCAGAAATGAAAGCAAATGCCGCGAAACAAGATCCTTTAGTTAGAATTAAACAACAAGAAGTTGATTTAAGAGCTATGGACATGCAAAGAAAAGCTGAGGAAACAAGATTTAAACAAGATCAAGAAAATCAAAGAGAAGCTGGTAGATTACAATATGATTATGATAAACTTCAACAACAAGATGAACAATCTGAACAAAGATTAGACATCGCGAGGCAAAAACTTGAGAAAAAATAAAGATCCTAAGGTAGGAACTGGTAAAAAGCCCAAGGGTTCGGGCAGAAGATTGTATACAGATGAAAATCCAAGAGATACAGTAAGAATAAAATTCGCTACACCCGCAGATGCATCAGCAACTGTTAGAAAAGTTAAAAATATAAACAAACCTTTTGCAAGAAAAATACAAATTCTAACTGTTGGAGAACAGAGGGCAAAGGTTATGGGTAAAACTAAAGTAGCATCAATATTTAAAGCAGGTAAAAATGCAATCAGAAAGACGCAACGTTAGAAAAGGACTAAGTGGAGGAGTTAAATATGGGCCACCACCCAAAAAAGGACCAAATCCACAAGGTGTGAAAATAATGAGGTCTAATAATGTTAAAAGAGGACTACGAAAGTCTACCAGAAAAAAATAAATTAATATTTTTAGCTGGTGTGTTTGATGGTGAGGGGAGTTTTGGCATTTGGTCAAAATGGAAAAAACAAAAATACTTAGCTTGTTCAGTTGAAACTACAGATAGAGATATGGTTGCTAGATTTTATGAGTTTTTTGGTGGCTGTATGTATTTATGTAAAAAAAGACAAGCCCATCATAAAAATACTTGGAGATGGCGTATCAATGGTAAAGGGGCTAGAACTAGTTTAGATAAAATGATAAGTTATATGTGTAAAAGAAGACAGGAGAAATATAATAATGTGGTTGAGTGCCTTAAAATTAGCAGTTAGCGCAGGAAGTAAGATTTACGCTAACAAGCAGAAGACGAAGATGGCAATGTCTGATGCACAATTGATGCATGCAGAGCGTATGGCTCGAGGTGAAGAATCTTATCAGGGCAAACTGCTAGAAGCCCGACAGTCAGACTGGAAAGACGAGGCAGTTTTGATAATTCTCTCGTTGCCCGTGGTGGTGCTCGCTTGGGCAGTTATATCGGATGACCCATCTGCGATGGACAAGGTAAAACTGTTCTTCGAGATGTTCTCGCAGCTCCCGTCATGGTTCACTAATCTTTGGATCTTGGTTGTGGCATCGATATATGGTATAAAGGGTACACAAATATTTCGTAACGGAGGAAAAAAATAATGGCTGGACTTGTAGGAATAGCTCTAAGAGGATTTGGTAAAGCTTTAGGTAAAATTGGAAAGAAAAAGAATTTATCTTTAACTGAAAAATTAGGCATGCAAGATAAGGGTATAATAAGTAAAAAAACAGGTAGGTTGCATCCTAGCCATGAATCAGCATTTGGTGCTTTATCTAAAAGGCAAGTAAGAAAAATGACAAGAACAGGTCAAAATCCAAAGTTAAGCCCAGCTAAACCAAATAAATTTGTAAGCCAACGTCAGATTGATACAAATAAAGAAACTGCAAAAAAAGAAGCAAAATATATTAGAAGTAGAAGATTTAAATAGGAGGAAAAAAATGACAAAATTATGTCCAAGAGGTAAAGCGGCAGCGAAAAGAAAATTTCGAGTATATCCCAGTGCATACGCGAACGCATATGCTAGCAAAATTTGTGCAGGTAAAATTAAAGATCCTTCTGGTGTAAAAAGAAAAGATTTTAAAGGACCAAAACCTGCTGGTAAAGCAGTAGGAGGTGTTATTGGAAGACAAGTAATTAAAAGAGCAAACAAGAAAATTAATAAGATAATAAAAGCGGGACCACCTTTTAAAAAGTTAACTGGAATAGCTGCTGCTGCAACAGTTCCCGTTGGTAGAATGTTAAAAAAATACGAAGATAAAGTAAACGCAAAAAAAAGAGATAAAGCTAAAGTACAAAAGAGAATGATGGGTGGTATGACTGCAGGTAGTCAATCAGCATTAGGAAGAATTCAAAAAGCTAATATGGTCAAAGCTAAGAGAGGTAAGTTAGCTAGAGGCATGGGCAAAATTGCTGATCCAAAATCATTTATGAAAAGAAGAATGATGTTAGCCGGCCCTAAATCAGCCCTTCCATCTCAAAGCGATGTAGCATCAAAAGTTAAAAGAGTTGGTAAAAAACTTTTACCAAAAAAAGTTAAGGCTATTGTTTCATTATTAGGTGCAGCGGCTGCAGGTGCAGCTGGTCAAAAGGCATTAGACAAAAGAAAAAATAAAGTCGATAAGAAAAAAATGGGTGGCTTAAAAGCTGAGCTTAATAATCCTGCAAAAGGATATATGGCTGGTGGTGCAGCGAAAATTAAAAAAGTTATTAAAGGATTAAACAAAGCTTCTAAATTACATGCTGGTCAAGCAAAAAGTCTAGGTACCATTGTAAATAAAAAATCAGTTGGAGGTATGGCTGACTATTACAAAGATTTAATGTAATGCAAAAAAATATCCAGTACATGAAGTCTGGAGGACTAAAAAAATGGTTCTCTCAAAAATGGGTAGATATTGGATCTAAAAAACCTGGAGGAGGATTTAGAGAATGTGGAAGAAAATCTGCGAGTGGATCAAAAAGAAAGTATCCAAAGTGCGTCCCTGCTGCCAAAGCGGCAAGGATGACAGAATCCCAGAGACGGAGTGCCGTTGCAAGAAAAAGAGCTAAAGCACAAGGCGTAGGTGGTAAACCTACAAATGTTAAAACATTTGCAAAATCATAAAAAACTAATATAGTCCCCTCATGACAATTAGAGGTGATAGCACCGAATATGAATTATTAAAAATATGGTGCGAAACTTTACCTTTTTATGATAAACCAAAATCAGTAAAGACTTGTGAAATAGGGGTTCGTGAGGGACTTGGATCACAAGTAATTATGTTAGCTATAAAATCTAGAATAGGTAATGTTTTATATGAGCATATAGGTATAGACCCATATGGTGATATTACATATCAACATTATGATAAATCTCCAGAATATAAATCAAATTATAGTGATGCGATGAGAATTCAACTTTTAAAAGATTTTGCTGATAACAAAAATTTTATTTTGGAACATTGCACAGATATTGAGTATATGAAATCAAACACAACAAAAGATATTATATTTGATTTAGTTTATTTTGATGGACCACATAAAACACAAGATGTTTTAAGAGAAGCGTTGTGGTTTGCAGATAAATCTAGAAAAGGCACTAGATTTGTATTTGATGATTTTCGAACTTACGTAATAGAAGATATTGCAAAATTGTTAGCGTATTGGAATTTTAATATTATAGGTTCAGGTGCAAGCAAAATGTGTTTACAAAGGATGACATAATGGAACCGTTCACAGTAACTCAAATACAATCTTTAATTAAAAGGCAACTTGAAACTCTTAAAACAGCCGCTATATATAGTGTTGACACCCTAGAAAAACTACAATATGTTAGGGGTCAAATCAAATCTTTAGAAGATTTGCAACAGGAACTGAAAGACCTGCTGAACAAACAGGAGTTAAGAGATGCAAACGTCCACGGAGAAACCGAAACGGACTGAGAAATTAGAAGACTCGTACAAACCAGAGGAGCAAATTTCTACAGTTCTTGATCCAAAAGCGATCAACGATTCACTATTAGAAAGACTACCAACACCAACTGGGTATAGAATGTTAATCTTACCTTATGCTGGTCCTAAAAAAACAAAAGGTGGTATTTTACTTTCTGATACAACACAAGAAACCATACAGATGACAACCGTATGTGGTCTTATCCTTAAGATGGGAAACCTTTGTTATAGAGACAAAGAGAAGTTTCCTCTTGGGCCATGGTGCAGAGTTAATGACTGGGTAATATTCAGTAGGTATGCAGGTTCAAGATTCAAGATAGAAGGTGGAGAAGTTAGAGTGTTAAATGATGATGAAATCATAAGCACAATTAAAAATCCACGTGATATTTTGCACCATTACTAAGGAGGAAATATGGTTGATAAAAGTAAAGCTCCCGAAGTGGAGTTAGACACAGATGGTGTCAACGAAGAATCGGTTGAAATAAAAGAAACACCGAAAGAACCTGAAGCGACTGAACTTCCAAAGGAAGAGGTTGATTTAGGGTATACAGAGCATAACGATAAGAGGACCTATGAAAAAGAAAAAGATCATGGTACTGACATATCGTTTGAAAACGAGAGAGAAACTAAGTCAGAAGAAAATAAAGAAAATAAAGATGAAGGTGAACTAAAAGATTATTCTGACAAAGTTCAAAAACGTATAAAAAAACTTACTTTTCAAGTAAGAGAAGCTGAAAGAAAAGAAAAAGCAGCTTTGGATTATGCAAAAGGTCTTAAAGACAAGTATGAAACTGCTCAATCAAAGTTTGAGGAGACTGATACTAATTATCTAAAAGAGTATGACGCTAGAATTGATGCTCAAAGAGATCAAGTAAAAGCTAATCTTAAAACTGCAATTGAATCTCAAGATGCTGATAAAATAATGGAGGCTAATGATGCCTTAACTAAATTAGCGGTTGAGAAAGAAAAAGTTTCTATGTCTCTTGGTGAAAAAGAGGCTAAGAAAAAACAAAGCGAATCAGAGACTCAACAACAAACTATTGAACAACCACCAATAAGTCAGAAAGCTCAAAAATGGGCAGAAGATAATGAGTGGTTTGGAACTGATAGAGTCCTTACGAGTGCCGCGATGGGCATCCACGAAGACTTAATTCAGCAGGGGGTTGCTTCAGATTCTGATGAGTATTATAATCAAATCAACAAACGTATGAAGGAGTATTTCCCTCAAAAGTTTGCTCAATCTTCAGCTGAAGAAGAGACTAAAGTTACACCCGTCCAAAATGTAGCTTCAGTTAGTAGAAGATCAGGGGGACGCAAGTCTGTGAAACTCACTAAATCACAGGTAGTTATTGCTAAGAAATTAGGAGTGCCACTAGAGGAATACGCAAAATACGTGAAGGAAGGAGCATAAAATGGAAAAAATTAAAACTTCACGCGAGTCTGTTACGAGACAGAAAGAAACTCGTAAAAAAGATTGGACTCCACCATCCAGTTTGGATGCGCCAGCTGCCCCGCAGGGTTATGCACATAGATGGATAAGAACTGCGACTGCAGGTTTTGAAGATGCAGCTAATGTATCTAAAAAACTTAGAGAGGGTTGGGAATTTGTTAAAGCTGAAACACTTTTAAGTGAAATTGGCCCAAATGAATATCCAGTTCTCCACGAAGGAAAACATGCTGGTTTAGTCGGAATTGGTGGCCTTGTGTTGGCAAGGATACCTTTGGAGATATTGAAGTCACGTGCTGAGTATTTTAGAAAAATTACTCAAGACCGAACGGACGCGATAGACAGAGATCTTATGAAGGAACAACACCCGGACATGCCGATCAATATTGAAAGGCAGTCTAGAGTTACCTTTGGCGGTTCTCGTAAAAAATAATTTTTTTGCGATACCTACTTAAGTAGCTTGGATTAATAAACATAAAAGGAGAAAACAACTATGGCTAACGTAAGTGAAAAGTTTGGTCTAAGACCTTACAGAAAACTTGACGGTACACCATTAGTAGGTGCCCAAAACAGATACACGATTGCTAGTGGCTATGCAACTGCAATTTTCCAAGGTGATTTAGTAGAACCTAAAACATCTGGTAATATTGAAAAGCATGGTGCTAACACATCTGATGCTGTAGTGGGAGTTTTTAACGGAGTGTTTTACACAGATCCAACTACTCAAAAGCCTACATTCAAAAATCACTACCCTGGTGGAATCGCAGCAGATGACATTACAGCATTTGTTATTGATGACCCAGACGCAGTATTTTTGATAGATGCAGACGAGGCTTTTACTAGAGCAGATCTTTTCAAAAACTACTCAGTTACTAACACTACTGGTGTTACGGCAACAGGAATATCAAAAGCGCAATTAGATGTTTCAGTTTCTGGAACAGCGACTACTTTCGTCATTCAGGCGATTGACATTTCGCAAGATCCAGATAACTCGGACACAGCTAATGCGAATGCTAATGTTCTTGTTAGAATAAACAATCACTTCTACAGAAGTGGAACAGGCCTATAATAAATAGAGGAGAATAACTATGGCAATATCACGATCACAACTAGTTAAAGAACTAGAGCCAGGTTTGAATGCTTTATTCGGCCTGGAGTACAGTAGATATGAAAATCAGCATGCTGAGATTTATAATACTGAAACATCTGACAGAGCTTTCGAAGAGGAAGTAATGTTAAGCGGATTTGCTTCTGCACCGGTTAAACAAGAAGGTGCTGGAGTAGTGTTTGATCAAGCAGGTGAAACTTTCACAGCAAGATACACACACGAAACAATCGCGCTTGCATTTTCAATCACTGAGGAAGCAATCGAAGATAACCTATATGATAGATTAGCTGCAAGATACACAAGAGCTCTTGCAAGATCTATGGCAAATACGAAGCAAGTTAAAGCTGCAAACGTATTGAACAATGCACAAGTTACAACTGTAACAGGTGGTGACGGTGAATCCTTAATCGGAAATGCTCACCCACTTGCAACAGGCGGAACTTTTTCAAATGTTCTTGCTACAGCTGCAGACCTTAACGAAACTTCACTTGAGCAGTCATTAATTGACATTGCTGGGTTCGTAGATGAAAGAGGACTTAGAATAGCAACTCAAGGTAGAAAAATGATAATTCCAAAAGAATTACAATTTACTGCTGAGAGACTAATGAAGTCACCTATGAGAACAGCGACTGCTGATAATGACATCAACGCTATTAGAAGCATGGGTATGGTACCAGAAGGTTATGTAATAAATAACTTCTTAACTGATACTGACTCTTACTTCTTATTGACTGATGTACCTAACGGATTCAAAATGTTTGTTAGATCACCAATCAAAACAGCGATGGAAGGTGACTTCGATACTGGTAACGTTAGATTTAAAGCTAGAGAAAGATACTCTTTTGGATTTTCTGATCCAAGATGTGTATTTGGTAATGGAAATTTACCAACTAGCTAATACTAATTAACAGTATTAATAATTTAGGGCGGTGTATTTATTTGCACCGCCCTTTTTTTTGTGTTAAATAAAAATGTGATTATTAACAAAGTATTTAACAGGAAAATAGAAGTCGACTATTTCTTCATACAAGGTGTTATCGATATAGACTCAGAATATTTTATTAATAAAATAAAAAATGGGATTACTAATGAGGATAACATGAATTTTAAAACTAACGTAAAAAGCCCTATGACTTCATGGTTTTTTTTCAACAAAGATTTAAAATTTAATATAATTATGAGTAAATTAATAGAATACGTTGATAGTTTTTTAAAATTTAATCCTTATAGGCTTTCTGAGTCTTGGGGGATGGAAATGCGTCAAGGTCAAAAAACAAACTATCACGACCATCAATCATCCCTTTGGTCTGGAGTTATATATTTAAATGCATCAGAACAACTTTTAAAATTTCCAGATATAAATCAAGAAGTAAAGCCGGAAAAAGGTGTTTTTGCCTTATTTAGTCCATTTTTAAAGCACGGGTGTTCTCCAAATTATAGTGATGAACCAAAATATGGAATAAGTTTTAATATGGAAGAAGTAAAGAATTGGGACTAGTAGACTTAATACACTTAATAATATAAAATAAAAAAACCTAGTATAAATTAATTATGTCGACTGGCTAGGCAGACGGTATAGAGACGACATAATGAAAACGGCTATACACATAGGAGGAAATTATGGCTAAAACAACATTTACGGGTCCAGTAAGATCTCTTAACGGGTTTTTAGGTTCGGGTCCTAATATGGCACAAGCAATAACAGGTACTGTATCTGATAGTGCTAGTGATATAAATAAATACCAAGGTAAAGTATTAACAATTACTGATGCTACTACTGTTTTTAATTTACCGGCTATCGTAGGCACAGCTGATTCTGTTTCATCAGGACCAGGGGGTGACCCAAATTCTGCCAACAATGTCGGAATTATGTATGAGTTTATCATGATTGAAAACCTTACGGGTTCAAATACTGTTACAATAAATGCAGGAACTGCGGCTGGTCATTCATCTGCTGATGTATTTAGAGGAATGGCAATTTACAATAATACGGCTACAGATCCAGGAGCAGTAACAGCATTTAATGGAAGTTCAACAGATACTTTAACATTAACTGCAACCACAAAAGGTGGACTTATGGGAGCTCAAATTCAATGTAGAGCAATCTCTGCTTTAAACTGGCAAATAAGTGCACAATTGATTGGTAATGGAACATTTGCTAATCCTTGGAGCTAATAAATAACTAGTGGCTCCTTCGGGAGCCACAAACTAAGGAGATTAAATGGCAGCAAAAACTGATATACAAGCAACAAGATCAGATGCAGCAGCTGGAGCTACAGCTATTATAGCTCCACCTGTAAGGCTAAGAGGTATAATTATTGCATCTAATGGTGGTGGTGCTGGGGTATTAGAATTAACAACTACATCTAATTCAGGAACAACTTTATTTTTAGCAGATGTTCCAACAGGTGATGTAATTAATTTTAATTTTCCTGAAGATGGAATTCTGTTTCCTAAAGGTATTTTTTGCAAAACAAAAACCAATATTGCAGCTTATACTTTGTTAACAGATAAATTTTCAGGGCCTAATTTAACTACAACAAACGGATAATAAATGCCAGGCGGTTCTTCATTTGTTAGTGATCAATCGGTTGCTCACGCTACAAGCACTGCTCAAATGGTTCCTACAACTAAAAGAGCTAGACTTACTTCAATACAAGCAAAAGGTAATAGTGCGAGTGGATCTATAATTTTTAAAAGTGGAGGAGCGTCTGGTACAACAATAGCAACTTTTCTATTTGGTGAGGAAGGTTTGGATATGTTTATTCCAGGATCTGGTATTTTGTTTCAAGATGGTATTCATGCAACAATAGGTGGCACTGGTGGTGTAACTATAACTTTTACGTAATATGTCAAATTTTAAAAAACTTGATAAAAAAGATATTCAACAAATAAAACCTGTTGGTGTTGTAAGTAAAGTTGTTGGTAAAAGTCCAGATGACTACACATCTTTATCTATTGATACAGGTATAAACGTATTTAAAAAAAAAGATTACTTTACTGTTAAAGACTTAAAAGAAATTACAAAAGATAAAAAAGATATAGTTAATCCTTCATTAACGTTACAAAAAGTTAAAAAAGATTCTAAAACGGGAAAGGGAATAGAAATAGGGTTAAATATAGGAAAAAAACAAAAAGGTATTTTCTTTAAAAAAACATTTAAAAGAGGTGGCGATACTATGCCTCCTAGAAACAAAAAAAATTTTAGACCAACTGAAAAAGGTGCAGGTATGACGGCAGCTGGTGTTGCTGCGTATAGGAAAGCTAATCCAGGATCTAAACTTAAAACAGCTGTAACGGGAAAGGTAAAACCAGGTTCCAAAGATGCAAAACGTAGAAAAAGTTTTTGTGCGAGATCACTTGGACAAATGAAAAAATTTCCTAAAGCTGCTAAAGATCCAAACTCAAGATTACGACAAGCAAGGAGAAGATGGAAATGTTAAATTGTGTTATGTGTGGACACCCTTGTCATTGTAAGGGTGTAGGTACATATGTTAATACTAATCAATGCATGGTGCTAAATTGTAATTGTATAAATTGTATTCATGCAGAAGGAGTAATGGAGGAAACTATGGCAAAAAAAATAGTAAAATGGGTATGGAATATAATTAAATGGCCTTTTAAAAAAGCACATGAATGGCTAACAAATTCTTTACCAAAATAATTTATGAATAAAAAACCACTCAACATATCGGAAGAGGCAGCCGTGCAGATGCCTATGAAAACGGTTGCCTCGCTGATCGTAATCGTAGCACTCGGCACCATGGGCTATTTCCAGATTATAGAACGTCTGAATATTGCTGACACTAGATTACAATTAATGGAAAAAGAATTGGTCGAAAATACGGAGTTCCGTATCAAGTGGCCGAGGGGGCAACTTCGGCTCGCTTCCGGCTGACTCAGAACAATTTATGATGATCGAGGATCTTTACAAGACCACGGATAAGATTAACGAACATGTAGAAGACATGGCTTTAAATAAAGTAAACATAGAATTTTTAAGAAAACAGATGGATAAGGTTCTATCTGATATCGAAAAATTAAAAGATGCAAACAGAGAGATTAGATACAATGGCAACGGGACGAGTAACTAGAAAAGTATTGAACTACATAGCTGAGATAAATAGAGAAAATAAATTAAGAACACTCTCAAAAGAATTAAAAAAAGAGGTTGAGATTGGTAAATACGGCACACAAAAGTATGTAGTAAAAGAAGGTGAAAATAAAGGTAAGATATTATGATAGAGACTGTGGTAGCCCTAATTATGTTTTACGGAGCAGAAATTTCAGAGCATCGTATACAAAAGTCGATGGCCGCATGCCTTCGCGGGAAGCGCCACGCGGAGAGACAGTATACACCAAATGTGACTTATAAGTGCATAAAAAGTAAAGCGGAAACTGAAATTTATATGGGTGAAAAAAGTATAAAAAAACTTATACTAGATTAATGGCTTATTTAAATGCTAACATTCCTCCAATATATTGTAAATTAAGAAAGGAGTATTTGTATGATCTTAAAGAGCATCATGGAGAAACTGAAGAGTGTGTTATCTTTGGTATCACATCTATTTCAGGTCGTGCAATCTTATTTAATATCATGTTACCCAACGGTGCGTGTTATTGGAGACTGCCTATCTCAGCGTTTTTCCAAAAATCGTATGACAGAACCAAAGTGCCTGATATGTCAACGCAGCAGTTGGAACTGTGGAATTGTTTTAGTTATTGGCCTAGTGTTCATTGCTTTGATTGGTTGGATGGTGTAAACGGAAAATTTTTAGGATTAGATAAAAAGTTTTATCATGGACAATATTTATTCACGATTGATTGGGCTCATCCAGATACTAACATATTGGATACTGAGCATTCTGAAATTCCTCAAGAACATAAGTGTGCACATATACTGGCTCTTAATAACGGTAATTACGCAGCTCAGCCTAACAATCGCCTTCTTTGGCACATTAATAGTTTTACTACTGACACAAGTTGGCCAGATTATAAAGTCCAAACTACTTACTGGGATGCGGAAGCTACGAAAATGGTAACAGAAGACTCAGATAAAATGTTTTATCAAATGGAGGAAAAAGATGAAATTGACACGTAACTTTAGCCTCTCAGAACTAATTAAATCAGACACAGCCATCAGACTTGGAATTGATAATAATCCAAACGCAGATCAAATAGAAAAATTAAAATTACTCTGTGAAAATATTCTACAACCAGTGCGTGATCACTTTGGTAGAGTTACGGTAACGAGCTGCTTTCGTTCCCCTGAGCTATGCTTAAAAATAGGTAGTAGTTTAAATTCACAACATACCAAAGCTGAGGCGGTCGATTTCGAATGTTTAGGCACTAGCAATGCTGAAGTTTTTGATTGGATTAAGGCAAACCTTCAGTATGACCAGATGATTCTCGAATTTTTTACTCCAGGCGAACCCAACAGCGGGTGGATTCATTGTTCTTGGGTGGCTGAAAATCCTAGAAAACAATTGTTGAGAGCATACAAAGAAGATGGTAAAACTAAATATAAACCTGTGATAGGAAACGCTACAGACTTATAATTATGAAAAAAAGAGATCCATTAGTTGGAACTGGTAAAAAACCTAAAGGGTCAGATAGGAGATTATATACTGATGAGAATCCTAGAGATACTGTTAAAATTAAGTTTGCAACTCCTGCTGATGCTCGTGCGACTGTTGCAAAAGTTAAAAAGATATCTAAACCATTTGCGAGAAAAATACAAATCTTAACTGTTATGGAGCAAAGAGCTAAAGTAATGGGTAAAACAGGGGTAGTAAACATTGCAAAAAAAGGTAAAGAATCCATTCGCAAAACTCGTAAGGTCTAGATCATTCGCATCAAAAGTGTTAAACTCTAAGAAGTTGTACAACCGCAAAAAGGAGACACATGATCTCAAAGCGGCCGCTAAAAAGGAGGTATAGTGCCATTAAATAAAAAAGGTAAAAAAATTATGGATTCTATGCAGGATCAATACGGTAAGAAAAAAGGCACTGCTATATTTTATGCTACTAAAAATAAAGGCAAAATAAAAGGTGTTGAAAAAGCAGCTATGGGACGTGCAATGTTCAGTCAAACTACAAGTAAGGCTCCCGGAGATGCACAGAAAGATAAATATATTGGTTCTTATATGAAATCTGAAATAGCGGGAAAAAAAGTGAGTAATGATAGTTTGGTAAATTATTATGGAGATATGTTAAAAGGATTTAAAACATGACAAAAATTAAAAATAAAGAAGCAGGTGTAGTTTATAAAGATAAAAAAGGAAAAGTAATTTCTAAAGGTGAAGCAATGAAAGCTTTTGATAAAGCAGATGCGGCCGAAAGAAGAGATAAAAGTAAATTACCAAAATCAAAACCTAAAGTTGGTAGTAGAATAAGTGATATATTTAAAAGTTATGGTAAAGCTACAAAAGGAGTAATGACATTATCAGATGGTGGTGAGTCTACAATTAAAAGTGTAGCTGCAAAATTAAAAAAAGCATCAAAGGCACATGCGGGACAAGCAAAAGCACTTGAAAATGTTGTTAAGAAAAAAGGCGGTGGATTAATGGATTACTATAAGGATATATTATAATGGCTACATCAGGAACTACAGGATTTGATTTAAATATAGATGACATTATACAAGAGGCATACGAGAGATGTGCAATTGTAACTAGTTCAGGCTATGATTTAAAATCTGCTAGAAGATCTCTTAACTTATTATTTGCAGAGTGGGGTAATAGAGGCATACATCTTTGGAAGGTTGAACAAGATGAAAATACTTTAGTGGCAGGACAAGCTACTTATACAGTTTCATCAGATGTTAATGATGTGCTTGAGGCATTCATATCTTCAACTGCTGCTGCATCTAATACTTCTAATACACAAGATATATCATTATCTAAAATAGATAGATCTGCATACGCAGCTATTCCTAATAAATTTGAAACAGGGACACCATCACAATATTATGTTGATAGACAAACTACACCAGTAATTAATTTATACCAAACACCAGATTTAAATACGTATACTGTTTTAAAATATTTTGTAATAAAAAGAATAGAAGATGCGGGAGCATATACAGACCAAGCAGATGTCGCATACAGATTTTTACCATGCATGTGTGCTGGTTTAGCTTATTATCTTTCAATGAAAAAAAGTCCCCAACTTGTTCAACAGAATAAAATAATTTATGAAGATGAATTAAAAAGAGCTCTTGAAGAAGATGGTCAAAGAGCTTCTACATTTATAACTCCACAATCCTTTTACCCAACGAGTATATAATGTCTAAATTTGCAGTAGGAAAATATTCAAAAGCCATATCAGATAGATCAGGTATGGAGTTTCCTTATGATGAAATGGTTAGAGAATGGAATGGATCTTTAGTTCATTTTACAGAGTTTGAACCAAAGCATCCACAAATAAGAAGAAGACGTACTACCGCTGATGCTATTGCAATACAAAATGCAAGACCAATGAAGTTTCAACAACCTGCTCAAAAATTTAACAATGATATTACAATTTCTGATTCAGGAGGAACTCAAGTTCAAGTGATTAATTTAACATTACCAGGAATATTTGGATTTGGTGTTTTTTCACAAAATTTTACAGGGAATGGAATAACCACATCTATTTCATCTATGGTTCCAGATGATGGTTCAAAACAGAATAGACAAAGACAATTAAGTACAGTTGTCGGTAATATAACAGTGAGTATAACATAATGGCCATAACACACGCTAATTTTTTGACACAAGTAAGAAATTATACTGAGGTAAGCAGCACAGTTTTAAGTGATACTTTGATTGATCAATTTATTAGAAATGTAGAAATAGATATAGCTGGAAGAGTTGATTATGATGATTTAAGAAGAGCAGCAACCTCAACATTTACAGCAGGAAACAGAGCTGTATCTTTACCTGCTGATTTGATTGTAATGAGATCTGTAGAGCATATTGATTCCAGTGGTAATAGAACTTTTTTAGAAAAAAAAGATACTAGTTTTATATCTGAATTTAATGGGACTGGTAAACAAGGAACGCCTAAATACTTTGCAAATTTTGATGATTTTAATATTATTGTTGCTCCTACACCAGCAGCTGCGGATACAGTGCAGATTAATTATATACAAGATCCACCACATTTTAATGCTTCAACAAATACTTTTATTTCAACTTATCAGGAGTCAATGCTTTTACATGGTGTTCTAGCTGAGTGTTTTAGATTTTTAAAAGGCCCTGATAACCTATACAATCTATATAATTCAAAGTATAATGAAGAAATACAAAATTTTGCCTTACAACAAATGGGCAGAAGAAGACGTGCAGAGTATGATGATGGTGTTCCAAGAATTAAAGTACCATCTCCTGCTCCTAACACAACTTATTAATAAGGAGAAAATATGGCTATAACAACTAACGCAATATGTAATTCTTTCAAAAAAGAATTATTAGAAGGTGCTCACAAGTTTCAAGCTGCTCCTAACGGAAGCACATACAAACTTGCAATGTTTACAAACGGAGCTACTTTAGGAAAATCAACTACAGGATATGCAACAAACCCTGGTGGTGGATCAAATACAGAAGTAACTTCACCATCTGGTTACACAGCTGGTGGTAAAGCATTAGTAAATGTCGGAACATCAGTAGCAACTAACACTGCAATCACAGACTTTGCAGATTTATCTTTTGTTGGTGTTACTCTGACTGCAAGAGGAGCTCTTATCTACAACACAACTACATCAGGTGGATCAAACACTACTGATGCAGTAGCAGTTTTAGATTTTGGTGGAGACAAAACAGCAACTTCAGGAACATTTACAATTCAGTTCCCAGCATTTACAACTTCAGCTGCGATTCTTAGAATCGCGTAAGGTTTATGAATGTCAAACACTTGGGGTGCACTAAGCTGGAATCAAGGTAATTGGGCTGGACAAGGAGATATAACAGCTCAACCAACTGGCATAGCAGCACTTCTAAGTGTTGGGCAAGTAACATCTACAGGTATTGTTGAAATTGGTTGGGGCGGAGATGCATGGAACATTAATGCCTGGGGACAGTTACAACCTTTTGAAAATGTAACAGGACAATCTTTAACAACCTCCGTTGGATCGACTACTGTCACTGCTGATGCTAATGTATCGATCACAGGACAATCATTAACTTCTTCAGTAGGAACACAAATTGCTGGTATCTCTTTTGATATTACAGTAACAGGACAAGCTTTAACAACCTCAATAGGCACAGAAATTGTAGATATTGGAGTGCCAGTAACAGGTAGTTCTGCTACTCTGTCTGTAGGTGCATCCACAGTAGATCCAACTTTCCTAATAGGTGAAGGTTGGGGTAGAGATACATTTGGAAATCAAGCTTGGGGAGTAAATTATTCAGCTAAAAATAATACTGGACTATCTTTAAGTTCTGCGATCGGATCTGAAACAGTTACCACTGATGTTACAGTATCAGTAACAGGACAAGCTTTATCCTCAACCTTTGGAACTTTTTCAGTAAAAGTAGATCAAGATTTATCTATTACTGTAGCCGAGCATACAATGAACCTTTCTTTAGGTTCAACATCACTATCACAAACAACTACAGAATCAGTTTCTGGTCAGTCAATGACAAGTTCAATAGGGTCTGTGGTTGCTGGATTATTCTTAGATGTGCCTGTAACTGGCATATCAATGACTTCTTCCCTAGGAAGCTTTAGTTTAACACAAACAACAAATGAGTCTTTGACAGGTCAGTCTATGGCTCTATCATTAGGTAGTATTGCATCTCTTCCTCAAGTTGTTGTCGGTGTCTCTGGATTATCTTTGACATCAGCTATGGGTGAAGAGGGCACTCAGGCTAATGCCAGAGTAGTTCCTACAGGACAATCATTAACAACCTCAATAAATGGCGTAAATGTTACTCCGTGGCAGGAGGTTGATTTAGGAGTGAATAATACATGGAAAGACGCTGCTTAAGCATAGGGTTGATTAAATTTATAACATTAAGTAAAATAACAAATTATAGGAGATAAAAAATTATGGCTTCCACCTTTTCGTCAGATTTAAAACTTGAACTAATGGCTACCGGAGAAAATGCCGGTACATGGGGTGATAAAACAAATTCAAATTTAAATTTAGTTCAACAAGCAGTAGCTGGTTTTGAAGCTATTGATGTTGCATCAGCAGATGTAACATTAGCAATGACAGATGCTACAATTTCAAATGCAAGAAATGCAACTTTAAAATTTACTGGCACATTGGCTGCAAACAGAACTGTAACTTTACCAGATAGTATTGAAAAAGTTTTTAATGTTGTTGATGGAACAGATCACGCTGGAAACACATTAACTTTTAAAACTGCATCTGGAACTGGTGTGCTTTTATGTGAAGGTAATTGTTATGTTTTATATTCAGATGGAACAAACATTGAAAAAGCAAATGAATATAGAAAATGGAGAACACTTACTGCCGCAGAAACAATTCAAGCTGGAGCTAAACTTTTTATAGATACAACAGGTGGAGCTTTTACAGTGACACTGCCAGCCTCACCAGCAGTTGGCGATGAAGTTCATTTTATAGATTCAAGATTTAATTTTGATTCTGCTGCATTGACTGTAGGCAGAAACAGTTCTAAAATAGCAAACGCAACATCAGACTTAGTTGTTAACACAGAGGGTGCAGGATTTGGATTAGTTTTTTCTGGTTCAAATATTGGCTGGACTTATATGGAGAAATAATATGTCAAATTACGAAGCAACAAGATACAATTTTACTGGAGCTGATCTTACTGGTATCGAGGGAATACCAACTGCTACTATCGTAGAGTGGTCTTCTGCTTCAGTTCCAACTGGTTTTTTAGAGTGTGATGGATCTGCGGTTTCAAGATCTACTTACTCTGCATTATTTGCGATTGTTGGCACAACTTATGGATCAGGGGATGGGGCATCTACTTTTAACTTACCAAATTTATCTGATAAAGTTGCTGTAGGAAAATCAAATAACAAAGCATTAGCTTCAACAGGTGGTGCGGAAACAGTAGCATCGACTGGAAACGTAGCTAATACAACTCTATCAACCAGTCAGATTCCATCACACAATCACCCAGCGGCTCAACCAACTAGTGGTGGTGAACAAGAACATACTGGAAACCCATCTTCACCATTAGCTCAGTCATCAAGCACGGGATCAACTGGTGGCGGAGGATCGCACAGTCACAATTTCTCAGGTGATGCAACTTCAGTTTTACAACCTTTTTTAACCGTGATATATATTATTAAAACTTAGGAGTTTAGATGAATAGTAAATGGACAGTAATATTTGATGACAAACAAATTATCAATCAATCTATAAAAAATGAAGATGGATGGCCACAAAGATATGTAATTAATGACGATGCGTTTTGGAATGATCCAAAATGGAATAATATTCATGCAATACAATTTATAGATGATGATAATGATCACAATGATTGTGTTGAGTATGTTCCTGGAACTTTAGGAAAAAATACTTCATGGGCAGAGGCTAATTTAGGTTCTTTCAGGGATCAATTTATTGATAAATGGGATGCAGCTCACTTAGCAAAACTACAAAATGATTGGGATGCAGACGTAATTGTAACTTATAATACAGACGAATCTACAGGTAAACCTACTACAGTTGCTACAACAGAAAGTAATGAAGATCAAATAGCTAGAAAAGGTGCTAGACCCACTTCTTACTCAACTCCGTAAAGTCTCTAAATTAAAAGCATAACAAATTCTAGCCTCTTGTCTATCTTCAGGTAAGACATAGTGTAGAAGGCTAAAAGGGAAAACTAAATAATCAAATAGTTTAGGTCTTATTTCAAATACATCTGTATCTCTAACAAAATTAATATTGTTATTTTGAGAAGACAAATACATTACTCCAGAAGCTTTTATGTCATTACCTGTATGAAAATGAGGCTTATTATAAGATTTATTTTTTAAAACATTTAACCAACCGTGTATAATTTTGAACTGATACACAGTAGCCATGTGATTATTTATAAGTTTGTTTAATTCTTTTTTACCACTAAAATCACCATGATATTGAAATCCATCAACACAAGAAACCAAATCTTTTTCTTCATAATTTTTTTCTACATAATTTAATATTTTTTTATGTGTTTCTACAGGAACAATAATTTTACCTTGAAACACATTTATGCTGAATAAATTATAGGTATGTATCATTACCTTAGCATCATCCAAGATGTTAATATATATTTCTCTCCTGATAATGGAGGGTTACCTCTGTGGACATATGGAAAACCTGATGGCCAAATTACTATTCTACCTTTTTTTGGTTTTACTCTTCGAGAAAAATGTAAAAACTCTGTCTCTCCACCCTCCTGAACGTCATTAAGATATATTGAAAAAACAAAAGCTCTAGCTTCATTATCAAAACCTTTACCATGTTCTATATGCCAAATGTGGTAACCCTCAGTTGGTAAAGTTTTTTGAATTTTTAGAGTGGTAAATAAAAAATTATCTACATCATAACTATCTTTAGCTCCAACATGTGTACAATAATTTTGAAAAGCTAAATCATAATTTACCATCATTGTTTTAAGTTCTTGCCACCATATATGTATATTACCTCCATGAGAAAAATATTGTTCATCCTTCTTTTTTAATGAAGATGCACGTTCCGACATATTTCTGTTTAAAGTATTATTAAATTTACTTTGATTTTCAAAAAATGTAATTGCTTTATCGCACATTTCTTTAGTAATATAATTATCATATACTCCTATAAAATTAGTTATATCAACTGTTTTTTCGTTCATTGTTTTTCCTATAATTATTTATTAAATTTTTTTTTATTTTTTCATCTCCTTCTGCATAATTCTTTTTATGGATTTTTGAAAAGTTATCATAAGCATGATGAGCAAACACTCCATCTTTTTCTACATAATGAAAAAACGCTTGTGCCATACCCTCTCCTTTATAAACTCCAGGTCGACTATGACTATGAACACAACCTGCATATAATAAAGCATCTCCCTGATTTAATTCAATTGTAGAATTTTCTATTGTTAAAGGCCAATCATTAAATTTTTTTATACAGGCAGTAACAGATATCTCACATGCAGGTCTATCTGTATGTTTTTTTAGATCTCCACCAAAAACATAATAACGCCAATATGCGTATGTTGGTAATAATTTTTTATCAGACGCTTCTTCAACTAATTCTAATTTTGTTTCTAAAATAGATGTCATTAAAATATCTTCATACCAACTCGGAGAAAAAGAATATTCATCTATGGTGTTATTATTTTCTTCTATTTTTTTAAAACAATATTTTTGCAATAGTAAAAGTTCATTTTTATTAAAAAAATTTTTTATTATTTTAAAATTTAATGTAGCCATGCAACTATGCTGTATCTAGTTCCTTTCAGTATAGGTAATATTCCATGAGGATATAGAAAATTACTTGGAAAAAATACTATTGAACCTTTTTTTAAATGAATTTTTTTTAAATCATTATTTTTTTGATCTGTAAATAATAATTCACCACCCTCATAGTCTTCATTTAAATTCATAATAACACTTATATGTCTGTGTGTAATAGAATTAGAATCTGTGTGTGTAGTATATTTACCACCCGATTTATATTTTAACAAATCAATTTGATCTACTTTTTTAGTTCGTAGTAATGGAAATTTAATTTTGTAATAATAATATAATCTTTCTATTTCTTTTTTTATAAAATTAAAATAAAATATATCAGTAGGTGTTATTGTTTTTAAATTATAACCTGATACATTTCTTACGTTTTTATCTAAACGATTGCTTATCTCCATAGGTTTTTTAGCTTTGTGTTTTATAAAAGGAATCATTCTTTTTATAAAAGGTTCTCCAACTATACCATGTATATCTACGATGGCCTCTGTATGATCCATTACATTAACACTTTAATTTCATAAAAATTTATTATACATATTGTTATGACACAAAAAGTTAAATTTCAACAATGAAATTAGTTTATACAATACCTAATAAACTTTGGTGGATACAAGATTTTCTTGAACATGATGCTTATAAAGGCATTCATAATGCTATAATTAAAGAAAGAAAAAATATTAATTTAACAACATCTGAAGGTATTTGGGATGATAGATTAATTAAAAATTTAAATGCACCAGACAGAGTTGAGGTGAATAAGTATCAACCGTTTGAAGATTTAAAAGAATTAGTAAGAAATAATACGTTTTTTAAATTACCAAAAATTCAAATAATTACCACAACAATTCATTATATGAAAAATAGATCTGGCATTAATTGGCATAGTGATAATTCATGGGATTACGGTGCTACTTATTATTTAAATAGAAGATGGAATATTCATTGGGGTGGGGAGTTTATGTTTGCGGATGAAAAAGCTCATGGTTTTTTACCTATAATAGGCAATTCTTTGGTTATAGTAAAAGCTCCTATGGATCACAAAGTTAACCCTGTCTTAAGTAAAATTATGCCTAGAATATCTGTTCAAATGTTTATGAAGTGAAATAGATTTCAACTATTGAATATGGTATAATTTCTAATGCCTTTAACAAGTGTACCAATAAGACCTGGATTTAATAAACAAGTTACTGAAACTGGAGCTGAGGGTCAGTGGGTTGATGGAGATAATGTAAGATTTAGATATGGCTTACCTGAGAAAATAGGTGGTTGGCAACAGCTTACTACAAGCACGTTTGCTGGACAAGCAAGAGAACAGCATATGTGGACTGATTTAAATGGTAGACAATATGCAGCTATTGGAACCGATAAATTATTATTAGTTTATTATTCTAATGCTTTTTATGACATCACTCCATTAGCATCTACTATTTCTGGAGGAACTTTTACATCGGTTAACGGTTCAGCAACTGTTACAATAAATGTATCTGGCTCTGGTATAAATGCAGGTGATTTTATTTTATTAGATTCAGTAACTTTACCAGGTGGTGGTGCAACAGGGTTTTCTGTAAGTGATTTCACAACAAATGCGTTTGAAGTTCAGTCTGCCACTTTTGCATCAGTTGTTATTACTATGCCTTCAAATGAAACTGGAACTGGTATGACAGCTGCGGGTGCAGTGTCTATAAAACCTTATGTTGATTTTGGCCCTGCAACTCAAACATTTGGTTATGGATTCGGTACTGGTTTATATGGTGGTACAGTTACTAACCCAGTACAAACATCATTGAATGGAGCTTTAAATCCAGATACAGCAGGTACAGGTGGGTCAGGAACTAGTATTACACTTAACTCAGTTGCTAATTTACCAACATCAGGTGTTGTTTTAGTTGGTAATGAGTTAATTACTTATAGTGGTATCTCAAGTAACGATTTAACTGGTATTACAAGGGGGGCTAACGGAACAGCGACACCGGGCACTTCAAATGGACAAGCACACTCAAATGGTGCAACAGTAACAGACGCATCAAATTTCACAGGTTTTGGTTCTTCTTCAGGAACGTCATCAGTTATTTTAGAACCTGCAAATTGGACATTGGATAATTTTGGTCAACAATTAGTGGCTACTGTTAAAAATGGAAACACATTTTCTTGGAATCCTATAGCCGCAAATACTAATGCATTAACAACAAGAGCTGTTAAAGTCACAAACGCACCAACTGCATCAGTGGGATCTGTGGTATCCGAAAGAGATAGACACTTAATAATTTTTGGAACTGAAACAACGATAGGCACTACATCATCACAAGATAAATTATTTATAAGATTTTCTGATCAGGAAGATATAAATACTTATGCACCAACATCTACAAATACTGCTGGAACATTTAGATTGGATAGTGGGACTAAAATAGTAGGTGCTGCAAAAGGAAAAGATTACATTTTAATTTTGACTGATACTGCCGCTTACGTAATGCAATTTGTTGGGCCTCCATTTACATTCTCAATCCGTCAGGTCGGATCTAATTGTGGAGCTATAGGCCAACACTCCATGAGATATGTGGATGGTAAAGTTTATTGGATGGGTCAAGCTGGAGGTTTTTTTGTTTATGATGGAACAGTGAAATCACTACCTTGTTTAGTAGAGGATTTTGTTTTTACAACTGATGGTGACAATTTAGGAATTCAATTTTCTAGTGCTGAAATAGTATATGCGGGTTACAATACTTTATACTCTGAAATAAATTGGTTTTATCCAAAAAGTGGTTCAACGATTATAGATCGTGTTGTAACTTATAATTACTCTGAGGGAGTATGGACAACAGGCACATTAGATAGAACTACTTACTATGATGCATCTTTATTTGAAAATCCATATGCAACAAAATTTAATTCAACAGGGGTGCCAACTTTTCCAACTATAAATGGTGTTACAAATTCAAGAGGATCTTCTATTTACTACGCACATGAGCAAGGCACTAATGAGGTAGCAGCTAATGGTACATCTACAGCTATTGTATCTTTTATAAAGTCAGGGGATTTTGACCTAGATATTCAAGGTAATGGTCAATTTTTTATAAGCATGAGAAGATTTGTGCCAGACTTTAAAGTTTTAACAGGGGATGCTAAAATATCAATATTATTAAAGGATTTTCCAGTAGATAATGAAACTTCATCTCCACTGGGGCCCTTTACAATAGATAGTTCAACGACTAAAGTAGATACTAGAGCTAGAGCTAGATTTGCTAGTTTAAGAGTAGAAAATACTTCAGTAAATCAAAGTTGGAGATATGGAACTTTTAGAGCTGATACACAACCAGATGGACAAAGGTAATGAGTAGACAAGAATATTCAGCAAAACAAACTCAGACAGGTAAATCACCTGGAATGGCTACTACATCTTCAAGAAGACCTAATTATACTCCTGGTGGAAATGTAGCAGATAGTAAAAAACCATCTGATAGTGGACGTAGACAACAAGAAGCTTTCTTAAGACAAAACCCAGCTGCAACTTTAAATCAATTAAGACAGCAAGGTGCTGCCACATTTCCTATAGGATTTCCTGGCGGAACCTTTATGAATATTACAAGACCTTTTAGAGATTATACTTTAGGTCAAAATATAGATTACTTTTCAGGTTTGAAAAATAGAGCTATTGTACGTGGTAGAGATCCAAAACCTAAAAGAGGTATCGATTTTTATGAAAGATCTGCTGATGGTTATAAACAATACATGCAAGATAGATCGGCAGGAATTATTGATGCCGCTGGTAATTTAAAAGCAGGTTTTATGAGAGGCCCTGATGGCAATATTATGTCTACAGGCCGTGACGATAGTTCAGGAATTGCTGCATTGTTACAAGATCCTAATATACAACCACAAAATATGATGGGTCAGGGTTTAGGAAGTTTGTATGGAGCACCTCAGTATATTAATCAAGAATTTATTTATGGTCTTCCATTTGGGATGATAAGGTAATGGCAAAAATAGATATTTATATTCCAGAACCTAAACCACAATATGATGAGTCTAACCAGAGACAAATTTTAGAGGCATTAGATACATTAAAAAATCAATTAAATTTTTCATTTCAATTTGATTTAAAAGAAGAGCAAGACACTTTTAATTTTTTCTTACAATGACCATAAGATATCAAAACGCAGGAGTTAATTTATCAACAACAGGAACAGTAAGTGTTGTTACATGCCCTACAGATGCAACCATATTAATTAAACAAATACAAATTAATAATGGATCTAGTGGTGGGGTAAATTTAAATGTACAAGTTACTGATACATCCGCAGGTGCAACTTTTAGAATTTTTAACGAATCATTATCAGGAAGTGCTACTAAAGATATTATAAATAATACATTAGTGCTTGAGGCTGGTGATATTTTAAAAATGACAGCAGGAACAGCAGATGAGCTTCAGGGTATTGTTTCTTTTGCACTATTAGATAGATCACAAGAGAATGGCTAAACGAAAATTTGTTAATTTTACACCACGACCTAAAGCAAGAAAAAGACCACGAAGGCATAAGAAAAAACTTTCAAAAAGTGAAAAAAGAGATTATAAGAAATATAACAGACAAGGGAGAACATAATGGCGATACAAAGAATACCTGCGAAGGCTGTTGAAATTGTTAAAAACAAAAGAACAGGTAAAGTCTATGCCGATAAAGCAGAGTTTGATGCAGACGTTGCAGATCCAAACACAGATACAACCGCAGATGATTTTAGACAAGATTTAGAAATTACAGTTGCTAAACTTACGCTTTTTGGTAAAACCAAAGACGAATGAAACCAAGAGGCGGTACAGAATTACAACTAGAGTTATTACATAAATATTGTAAAAAAGAATTATTAGATAAAGTAAATATCTGCACATCAATACCAGGTAAAGTTCCATTGGTAAAAAATAAATTAAATATACTTTGGCAAAAAAATTCATACGATCAACCAAACCTACAAGAGTTTTTTGGTGACCAGAATCGACATGATGAATATGACTGGTACATATTTAATTCACATTGGAATTATGAAAAATTTAGATATTTTTTTAAAATACCTCAAGATAAATCTATGGTCATTAAAAATGGCGTAGAACATTTTCCTAAACGTAAGCCCTACAAGAAGGGAGAAAAAATAAAAATATTATATAATTCAACACCTTGGAGAGGATTAAACGTTATGTTAGGTGCAATGCAGTTTGTTACAAATCCAAATATTGAATTAGATGTTTATTCTTCAACACAAATTTATGGTGATTATTTCGAAAAAGTAAATAAAGGTAAATATGATCCTCTATTTGATCAAGCAAAAAAATTAAAAAATGTAAATTACATTGGATATAAGCCTCATGAATATATTATGGAAAATATTAGTAATTATCATATATGGTGTCATCCTAGTTGTTGGGAGGAAACATTTTGCATAGGAGCTTTAGAAGCCATGGCAGCTGGAATTTATATGATATGTACAAATTATGGTGCGTTATATGAAACTTGTTCTGAATGGCCAGTGTATGTAACCTACACACAAGATTATGTAAAATTAGCACAAACATTTGGACAAGCTATAGATATGGCTAGTAAGCAACTAGGTGAAGATTATTTAGAGGAGCACTTAGATGCACAACAATTACATGCTAAAAGATTTTATGATTGGAAAAAAAAGGGGGGTGAGTGGGAAATTTTTTTAGAAGGAGCTATAAGTGCAAAATCTTGATGAAGACGAATTAATTAAACCTATATGGGTTGAAAAAAAATCAAATAATATTTCACCATTTCGATTGTATGTTGCAACTCCATGTCACTCAGAGGTTTCATTACATTATGTACAATCTTTATTAGATATTTCTAGACTATGTCACATGAAAAAAATACATGTAGAATTTTGTATTTTAAAATCATCATTAGTTACACAAGGTAGAAATTTGTGTGTGTCTGGTTTCTTAGAGTCTGATTGCACCCACATGTTATTTATTGATTCGGATATTCATGTTCAAGCTAAAACAATACTAAAAATGCTAGAGGCAAAGAAAGAGCTAATATCAGTTCCGTACCCATTAAAAGCTTTTTTATGGGATAAAGGATTAGATGAAATACAACAAGGCAAAATTAAAAAACCAGAGGATCTTGAACAGATATTTAATAGTTACCCTATGAAAGTTGAAGATAAAAACGATGTCAAATTAACAGATGGCATAATTGAAATTACACACGCTCCTACGGGATGTATGTTAATAGAAAGGGGTGTTTTTAAAAAACTTATTGAAAAATACCCTGAACGAGAAATACGTCAAAACACCGTTATTAACAGTAAATTAGTGCTGAAGAAACACATGTGGAATTTCTTTGATACCTTACATGACCCTATAAATAAAACTTACCTTGGAGAGGATTTTGCTTTTTGTAAGCTCTGGAAAGACATCGGTGGTAAATGTTTTGCTTATATATTAGATGAAATAATACACGTTGGTGAGCATCAATATAAAGGCAAATTTGTCGATGAGTTGATATTAGAGAAGTAAAATGGTAATATTTACCTTTTAAGATCTTAAAAGGAGTAAAGAATTAATGCTACAATTTTTGCCCTACGCATTAGCTGCATACGGAGGATATAAAGGATATAGAGCTGCAAAGGATTCTGGAGCATCTGGTATAGGTAGAATTCTGGGTGGTGTCGGTGGGGCTACACTTGGATATTACGGGGGTCAAATGATTCCAGGGGTCAAAGCAGCAGGTTTTGGAGCTGCTGGTGGAGTTCCAACATTTTCACAATTATTTTCTAGAGGAGCAACTATGAGTCCATTAGCTCAGGGTCAATCTGGTGCACTAACAACGAGTAGAGCATTAGCATCAGGAGGCGGTGGCGGAGGAGCAGCGACACAAGGATCAGCGTTTGGAAAAATTGGTGATTTCTTTACAAGGCAAAGAGTGGCTGATGGAAGAATTATTCCTGGAGAAAGAGAAATAGATCCATTTAAAGCAGGTTTAGGTATTGGTGCTATAACGTATTTATCAGGAGCATTTGAACCAAAAGATGTTGATGTATTTCAACCAACTTACAATTTAGGTGTTGCAAGATTAGCAGCAGAAAGAGGAGACTTTAAATATATTGATCCCGTGACTGGACAAGAAAAAGCTTATGAAAAAGTTTACATACCAGAAGCAGACCCAAGAAATCAAGGCACATCCAGACTTGGGCCATATGCTGTAGAGCGTACTACATTCAAAGCTAAAATTGGAGGTCTAGCAGAAATAAAAAAATTTAATGAAGGTGGTATAAATTATTTACCATCAAAACAGTCTCATGATGAAAATGATCCAACAAATTATGTAAGAGCAACAGGATATGTTGAAGACGGATCAGGAACAGGAGACAAAGATGAAGATACTATGTTAGCTCAATTAGCAGATGGTGAATTTGTAACAAGAGCTGACGGAGTTTTAGGTGCAGGAATAATTAATGGTGGAAATCCTAATAGCATGAAAGACATGAGAGAAAAAGGAGCTGCATTTTTTTATGATCAACAAAAAAAATATAAAAGAGTTTTTGACTTATTAAAGGAGGCCAATGGCATCAACAAGAAAAAAAATTAAACCACTAGTAAGTGTCATACCTGTAGAGCCTAAAGATATTGAGAAGTTTTGGCCACTAGCAGAATTTTTAGTTTCACAAGCTTTAAAATATTCTGGAGAATATGCAGACTCAAAACATATTTATGAGATGCTAAAAAAAGATATGATGCAGTGTTGGATATTTTTTGGATCCGATGAAATGGAAGAAAATAAAGTTTTTGGTGTGGGAGTAACTAGAATAACGGAGATGCCAAATTATCAACAATTAGAAATTGTAATATGCACTGGGAAGAGAAGAGAATTATGGGAAGATCAATTTGTAGATCAAATTACAAAATTTGCAAAATTTAATAAATGTAAAAGGTTATGCATTTGGGCCAGACCCGGTTGGGAAAAAGTTTCTCAAAAATGGGGATGGGAAAAGAAACACGTACAATTAGAGAAATGGTTAGATAAATGAGTTTTTTAGGAGGCGGAGGCCGATCATCACAACCTAGTACACCAGCTACTCAGACACAAATTGTCCGAGAAGCTCCTGGTATTGAGGAAAGAAAAATAGAGCTATTGGATTTAGCAAGACAGGTTGCACAAAAACCTGTTGCTATACCAGCAGAGAGAGTTGCAGGATTATCAGCATTAGAACAACAAGCAACAAGGTTAGCAGGACAAACTGGTGTTGGTGCAGGGACAACGGCACAAGGAATAGCTCAGCTTCAAGCAGCAGCACAAGCTCCAAACATACAACAGTTTTTTAATCCTTTTCAATCTTTTGTAACTGGTGAAATTTTAAGACAGGGACAACAAATGCAAAATCAACTTGCAGGACAAGCTGTAAGATCTGGTGCATTTGGTGGCGGTAGAGAAGGTGTGCAACAAGCTGAACTTCAAGCTAGAACATTAGAAAATATTGGTAGATCACAAGCTCAAGGTTTCCAAACAGCATTAGGGGCAGCTCAAAATCAACAAAGAACTCAAGCTGCTGTTGGTCAACAATTATTAGGAGCAGGTCAACAACAACAACAAATGGGCCAACAAGATATTAATCAATTAATGGCAGCAGGTGGTGTACAAAGACAATTAGCTCAAGCTGCATTAGATGCTCAAAGAAGAACACAATTACAACAATCTTTTGAACCATTCCAAAGAATAGGATTCTTATCAAACGTTTATGCACAAGGGCCTAAAACTCAATCACAAATAGAGATGGCTACTGCACCTACAACAAATCCTTTAGCTCAATCGGTTGGAGCTGGATTAGGAGCTTTTCAAGCATTTTCAGGAATACAGGGGGCCTAAATGAATAAGGTTTTAATGCGACCTTTATTTAGAAAAGCTTATCTTAAAAAACAAGATAAGAATTTAAAGGTAGAAAAATTTAAAGTAGGTGGTTTTTCACAAACGGAAAAAAGAAATCTTTTACTTACGCCTATAACTTCTGCTTTATTACAAGCAAGAGTAATGCCAGGTGAAAGTCAATTAGGATCTTTAGCTAGAGCATTTGGAAAAGGTCTAGAACCAATACCGGGATTATCATTACAAATTAAACAATTAGATGAAGAAGCAAAAGCAAGAGCAGATCAAAGAGCAGAAACAAAATTTGCAAATACAAAAAAAGTTTTAGACTCTGATACAGATACAGTTGTATTTGTTACTGAAAAAAGAATTCAAACAGAGGCATCACAAAAAGATCCAACTCAACCAAGATTTGTACCTGTTCCTGAAGTAGATAAAAGTAAACCGATGAAAGCTTTTGATAACATGACTCAAAAAATTGCTTTCGTAAAACCAAGTGATGTTTTAAATGTAAGTTACAATAAGGAAGGTCAAAATGTTATTAGATATACACCTTTACCCGAAAAGAAAACTTTAAGAACAGCTTATGTGTTAAATGAAGATACTGGTGAATTTAGTTTAAATCCATCATATGTAGATCAAGATTTAATTTTAAGAAATCCTGATAAATATAAACCTGTTGAGGGTAATATTGAAATGATGTTGAAAGTTGATTCAATAAAAGAAGAGAAAAAGATTAGAAATGATGTTAAAGCTGCTATGTTAGCCGCTGATGATGTTGCAAGAATTATCAGAAGAATTGAAAAAGATATCATTCAAAAAGGAGCATTTACTGGTAATGCCGCTGAGACTGTGGGATTTGTAACAGGCGTTTCTGGTTTTGTAGATCAGTTTCTAAATCGTAAAAACAAAGAAAATCCAACTTTGTACAAATTAGGTATGAAAGATGTTGAGGACGCAATTGCAAGATTAGAAAATGATAGTACAGTTAATGCTAAATTAACAAGATTTTTAAAAGCAGGTGAGACACAAGCAGCAAAAACTGATATTATAAATTTAGCATACGCAATTGCAAGATCTAGAGAATCAGGTGGTAGATTTAGCGTTGCAGATATTGAATTAGCCTTACGTTCATTAGGTGAAGGATCAAATAAAATTGCTTTCTTAAAAGGATTAAAACGTTCTGGATTAAATGCTACCGCAAAAGCTATTAATAATTATAAAATGACTTTTGGAGTCGCATCAGATGAAATACCTATGAAATATAAAGACCTATTAAACAACTATAATTATTTCGCAGATATTGAAATAGAAACAGATTCAGATGATCCAAAATCATTAGGTCTGGGAGAATAATGAATGAGCTTATTAACAGTTACTAATGTCAATGAATACCGAGAAAAATATGGAGATGAAATCGGTAAATCTGTAACAGATCAACAAATAACTGACGCTATCTATAGAAAGTTATCAAATAAAGCAAACATAGATTATTTTTCTTTTTACAGTGCTTTTAATCCAGAGGGTGAGTATGCAAACATAAATAATTTTAGATCCTCAATTAAGGACATGGAGTCTAGTGATAAAGAAGTAATTCAGAGGGCTTATCAAGAATTACAAGGAAAAGGAACGGTTAGATTTAAAGATTTTGTAAATGTATTTGCACCTAAAGATTTTGAAAGTGAAGATGTAAAACTATTTAATTTTGATGTTCCTAATATTAATGATATTGAATATTCAACAAAAGAAATAGCTCTTCTAAATAATGTAAACCCTGATACAGATGTAAATGTAAGAGATATCGGTTTTGCTCAATCATTAGCAAGAGATGATGCAAATCAAGCGATTGCTGCTAAAACAGTTTTAGATAGATATTTTGGTGAGGATGTCCCAATAAGATATGGTCAAGAAACTGAGCAATTAGAATTTTTAAATCCAAAAACTGGAAATTATGAATTAGTAAATCCTACTGGAATTGATGAAGGAGATATTGCTAAATTTGGAGGTTATTCATTGTTTGTAGTACCTGAAATTTTTGCTACTATTTTAGCTACAGGAGTAGCCGGGCCAACAGGTGCTATCATAACTTCGGCTGCGTCAAGTGCGTTATTAGAAACAGCAAGGTTAGCTTTAGGTCATACAAAATACGGTATTAATCAAACTGAAAAAGGATTTTTAGATTATTTAGAAAATGAAGGTAAAGATTTAGCAAAATTAAATGCTGCTTTAACAGCAACAGGTTATTCAGTTCCTAAACTTTATCAAATATTTAAAAACTTTAAATTGACAGGTAAAATTAATGCCGCAGAATTTAGTGGTAGAGTAAAAGATGCTCAACAAGCTGATAAATTAGTTACAAAAATAAATGAAAGATTAACTGATTTAGGATATGAAAAAGAATTGAAATTTACTTTAGGACAGGCTTCAAACGATGACACATTTTTAGCTTTGCAACATGCTTATGAAACTAATCCTAAATATGGAGTAAAGGGCATATTTACAAGTTTCAACGAGGAACAAGCTGAAGCTTTAAATATGTATATGAAGTTAATAACAGATGGGTATAATTTTAAAAATTTATCTGGAAAAGATCCCATAGGTGCTGATGAAGTTGGTAAAATGATTCAAAATTCAATATTAAAAAGGCTAAACCCAAGACAAAAAGCCTTAACAAATGCATTACAAAAATCGGAAACAGACTTAACAGATGCTGTAATAAAATTACCAGATGGTGGAACAAAAGAAGCAGGTGAAGAGATAAGAGGTGTTATTAAAGGTTTATATGACGACTTTGAACAAGAATATACTAATTTATATGGAGAATTATTTAAAATAGGTGCAGGTAGAAGAGTGAAGACAGATAAAATTAAGTCAGCAATTAAATTGTTAAATAAAAGACAAAGAGATACTCTTTTTGCACAATATCCTGATTTGAAAAAAGTTATTAAAACAGAGATTGGTTCAACAATTAATATTAATAAATTAAAAAATACTCTTAGTGATTTAAGAAGATTTGATAGACAAATCACAAAAGGTCAAGTTCCTATTGAAGGTCAACCAGTTGAAGGTGCAACTTCTAAATTAATAGGTGCAATTAAAGATCAATTAAAAGATTTAGGTGAAGATGATATTTGGTATAGAGAATTTATAAAATTAGATAAAGCTTATAAAAATAATAAAACAAAATATAAAGGTGTAATTGCAAATTTATTATCTACTAAAAACGGAGATTTAGTAATAGCTGATGAGGATGTTTTTAGACAAACATTTAAAAAAGGAGCATCTCAAGAAAGAAGAATAGATCAAATTTATGAATTATTAAAACAAAGACCGGCTCTTATAGGAACATATCAAGAGCAAATTTTAAAATCATATAAACAAGCTGTGGATCCATTGAATACAGGTAAAGTAAATTTAAAAGCACATCAAAAATTTTTGTCTGATTATGAATATGCTTTAGGAAAATTTTTTGGTGGAAAAAAAGGTTTAAAAGAAATTGAATCTATTGGTGCATTAGCAAAAAAAGTTGCTCAAAATCAAGAAAAATACAGCAGAATTATGAAAAGATTAGGCATCTCAACTAAAGGTAAATTAGAATCGATGAACCCAGATAAAATTTTTGCATTTGTTTATAACAATCAAAATCCAACCACTTTAAATAAAGTTATGGCTATTATAAGTGAAGACAAACAATTGTTAAATGCTTTTCAAACAAAGGCAAAAGATCACTTAATGTTAAAAATTACTAATAATAGAGGAGCTCTAGATTTTAATGAGATGGCCAATTATTTAAAAAATAATCAACAAATTTTAAGAAAAGTTTTTGCAAATAACAAAACTTTTGTAGATGATTTATACAATATAAGAAATGCCTTAGAAATAACTACTAGACAATCAACACAAGCTACAATAGGAAGAGCTGAGTCAGCACTCAATGATATAATAAGAGCTAGATTAGGACAATTCACACTTGCCGGTAGAACATTCACCGCATTAAAAAAAATTGTTAGATCAGACGTAGATAAACAATTAGCTGAAATTATTACTGATCCAAACAGATTAAAGGAGTTGCTAAAATTAAAAGATGTAAAAAAAACATCAAATACAGCAAAACAAATTATATCTAGGCTTTTTGGTTATTATATATTTGATGAAAGATATTTTGCAGATGATGAATTTACACCAGTAATGATAGATTTAGTTGATTCTCAAAGAATGTCTAAAGCTGTAAATAATGAAATCGAGCAAGAGGTAACAGAAGAGGAGCCTATTCAAATGACATCATTACCTCAAAATATTCCAAGTCCTCCGACTGGACTAGAAGCAATTCAATCAGCACAAAATTTTGAAACTTTGTTTCCTCAAGATACTTTAGGGGCAGCTTTAGCTAGAAAGAGAATGACGTAATGC